TTGCAAATTCATTTAATGACTTAAGTAAAGCACATGAAATGATTGGGTTTGCAAATACAGTTTATTCAATGACACCTTATGGTAATAGTACAAGGTTAATTTTTGCAGTAATGTAATGTATAATAGGTTATAGTATTACTCTATAACCTATTATTTTATATATAAGGAGTTAAAATATGAGCATTGATAGTTTTTCACTTGTTGAACATTTTGATTATATGAAACGTAGTATTCCACAGCCATTTTTTATTGAAAATAAAGATGTAAAGGAAATTGTTAAAGGTGATTCTGAATTAGAATATGATTATATTATAAAAACTACAGGTCATAATTATACATTATCGAAAGCTTCACTTAAAAAATTAGTTGATGCATTAGGTGTTAAATTTAAACTTCTATTTGCAGTATGTGATGAAGTAAATGTGCTTGATTTAGTATTGCCTATTGTGAATAAACTATTTAAATGTTATGCTGATTGTTTTGTATTTTATGCAAAATCAGATGATGCACTGACTATCATTGATTTAAATATAAATAATACTAAAGGTGAAGAAGGCACTCGTTATGAAGACGGTCCCAGTCCTTGGCCAAATGATGTAAAGACAAAACCTGAATTATTCACATGTTTTGCAGACTTTATGAATAAATATGAAATCACAAATGATGATACTGATATTCAAGTAACAGCAGATTCTACATTTGATAATAAAATTAACATGAATTTATTTAAACCAGTTAAGGGATCGAATCTACAACTGATGCTTTCATTTACAGGTAAGTATTCGAATATGGATGGCTTTAATGAAATTCATCCATCATTATATGATGAAGATACTGGTATTACAATTACGTTCCCTATGAATTATGTTAGTAAAGATAATCAAATATCATTTTCTGATATGAATACAAAATTAAATCATTTACATAGTACATTTGATGTAAATGATTATATATTCAGAGATCTTAATGCATTAGAAGCATCTGATGATACACCAAGTTCAATTAAGTCTGTTATATCTAATATTATAACTGATAGCATTATAAATATGAACCAACCTATTAAAGACATTCTCACTGAATGTGATACGTTAGCACGTGATATGAAGCCGGCGAAAGCAAAGAAATTTAAATCACAGATTGGCAATATTATTGGATGGTGCAGTTTAATGAAGCATTCATCATGTTCAAACTGTGGCCATATTCATATGTAGTTTATAGTAAATAATTATAAAGGTCTTCTGATGAAATACTATTTATATAGACTATATCCTGAAAGGGATGCTAACGCGGAAATATTTGGTTGTTTCAATAGTTTATCTGAGGCAACATTAAGTGCTAGATTATTGCTAATACAAAGTTCAAGTTTTATTGTATCAGAAGACTTATCACGTATTTATTTCTGTAATGAAGATGGCTGTTGGGATTATGATATAATGACAGATACAGGTAAGTTGTCATTTCTTGACATTTATCCTAATCCAAAAGATTATATATAATTATAATTATCACAGAAGTGATTAATTTACAAACAATATAGCGTCAAACTAATTATATAAGTGTAAAGCCTACTAATTAACTAGTAGGCTTTATTTGTTTAAATTGACTATTATCACTATTAATAATTTTATTATATAATGCACTTAAGTTATTTACTTAACTATAAAATGTAAGCAATTCTAATAATTTAATGTTGAATTTTAAAATTATTATTTCTATTAGTATCTAAAGTAACTAATATCCAATAATTATATATAACATGATTAACCACATTTTAATTAGAGTATTGTCAGCATGAATGGTAAATAGTATGGGCAAAGTAAATAAAAAACGCGCAGATATATCGAAGTTAGTAAAACTTTTAACAGGTGATAAATCATTAAATCCTATTGCAAATATAATTGACAAAGTACAAATCAAAGAATATCAGCAAATAAGACCAATCGTGCCAATTGAAGAATGGATAAACAGTGATTATTATGCTGGTAGAGATGCTAGAAAATTATACCCTTTTTGGAAAGACCTTATATGTGATATCTTTGGTGGTGGAAAACAAAATTATACACAGATAGTTATTACTGGCGGCATTGGATGTAGACCAGTTAATACAACGTATTATGAAACATCATTAGGTTTATTAAAATTAAATGAAATTCAGAATTTAATTAATGCAGGTAATAAAGTATATATAAACACCGAAACTGGTAATGAACAAATTATAGCGACACATATTGTTGGTAATAAAAATGTCATTACAGCAGAATTTAGTGATGGCACTATATTTACAGGTTCTGCTGATCATTTATTAAAAGTATTTGATGGCACAACTATTAGATTTAAAAAATTATCCGATATTACAGAGAATGATAAAGTATTAAAATCTAATAGTATTAAAGTATCATATGATAATGACTATACTATTGATGAAGCATACGTAACCGGTAGTATTTTAGGTGATGGTTGTATATCACAACCAAATTATATACAATTTATTTGGGATGATAAACTAGATGGTGCAGATGATATTGAAAATACTTTTATAAAAGTATTTCAAAATTCAAATGTTCATCATTATATAAAAAATAATAAATGGCATTATCGAAATATAAGATCGAGTAATGCACAATTAGTAAAACGATTATTTAATAGTATTACTGCAAATTCATATACAAAAGCAATACCAAGTTGGGTATTTTGTTCTAATGCAGAAGTAAAATGGCAATTTATTGCTGGTTTGTTTGATACTGATGGTCATTTTTCAAAAAAAGGTAATATTAATATTACACTAGCTTCAAAAGATTTAATATACCAATTAAAATGGTTATTATCATCAGTAGGTATTGAATCTACAATACATAGTAAACAAGTAAAATATAAATCTAATTATAAGACTTACTATAATTTACTAATTATAAATATTAGATCAAAACAGCGATTCAAAAATAATTGCCCATTAAAATGGAAATATAAGCTTGAAAGATTAAAAAATATTAATTGTGATTACAATTCGAATTGCAGAACAATATTGCCAAATGTTTCTGCATATATGAGAACATTACCGTATTTAGTAATACCAAGAAATTTAGACTCTTTAAAAGTATATAGAAGAAGCAATCAGGAAATTACTTTTGAAACTTTATGTAAATATAAAGAACATTTTAGTAATTGGTTTAATGAGTCAGATGTACTTACGTATATTTACAATCATGAATGTTCATTTATCACGGTAAAAAGCAAATCGTATAGTAATGATTTAGTTGGTGATATTGAAGTAGCTGGAAGTCATACATATATCTCAGATGGTGGATTAATAAATCACAATACAGGAAAGTCAACAGTAGGTTTATATATTGTATTAAGAAAGCTATATGAACTTTCATGCTATGAAAATGTTGCAGGTCTGTTTGGTTTAATGTCAAATTCAATGACTGCATTCCTGTATTTTTCATTGACAAAATATCAGGCTGAACGTTCAGGATTCGCACAATTAAGATCAATTATTGATGGTGTTCCATATTTCAAAGAGTTATTTAAAAGAAATCAGTATAGAAATTCAACATTAGACTTTCCAGAAAATATTCGTATTTTCTATGGGTCATCTACTGCTGATATGATTGGTTTAAACTGTATTAGTGCTATTATTGATGAGGCAAATTTCTTCGGTGATAGTAGTGGTTCTGAAGTGAATATGGGTGATGTTGAAGAATTATATAATGCAGTCTTATCAAGAACTTCATCACGTTTTACATCTAATGGTGTTAATAATTCTTTAAATCTTGTTATTTCATCATCAACATTTAAAACGTCAATGACTTCGAAGTTATATGAAAAATCATTGACTGATCACTCAATAAAGTATGCACGTGCTAGACTATGGGATATTAAGCCAAAAGGAACATATTCTGATGAAACTTTCTTTGTATTTGCTGGTAATGATAAATTTGATCCATTTATTATAGAAAGCACATCAGATTTAAGTGTAAAATTAGGAATTAGTTTAGACCCATCACTTTCAATTAAAGAAGCTATAGCTAGATTATCACAAGAATATAGAAATTTAATTGATGAAGTGCCTATTGACTTTTATCCAAACTATTCAAATAATGTAATACAAGGTCTTCAAGACTTTTCAGGCATGTCTGTCGCGTCAACAGGTAAATTATTCTCATCACGATCAGTTTTTGAATCTTGTATCGATGAAAATATTAAACCATTATTCACTAAACATGAATTTACAGTTGAAACGATGAATGATGATCCGTCAAACTGTATTCAATATTATTTAAATGGTATTGAATTTCCGCATAAAGAATGCCCAAGATATTTACATATAGACATTGGTGTTAGCAATGACGCATACGGTCTTGCATGTTGTTATAAAAATGGAAGCAAACTAGTTGATGGTGTGGAAGTCCCAGAATTTTATTATGATTTTACATTAAGAATTGTTCCACCACCAGCGCCTAAACGTGTATCTATTTCAAGATGTCATGAGTTTATTAAATATATGCGTGATGAATTAGGTCTAACAATAGGATTAGTTTCGTTTGACCAATTTCAAAGTGAATCAAGCCGACAATATTTAAATGAACAAAATATTAAAACAGTCTATCAGTCAGTAGATAAAACTGATACACAATATTTGTTCTTTGTTGATTGTTTATATAAAAATTGTGTACATTTCAGTAGAGAATTTGCAGACTCAATACATAAAGAATTATTTGATTTAATCTGGTATCGTTCAAAACATAAGGTGGACCATCCATCTGGTGGCACTGCGAAAGGATTTAATAAAGACCAAATGGATGGTATTGTTGGAGCATTATATAATGCATATACTACAAAAGAAACATTTTCAAATCCAAATGATATTTTAAATTTATCACTATTTAATTCTGAAGACTATAATTATTTATTAAATATAGACAATAATGAAAATTTATTAGATTCTGATTTAAATGGAATTAAATTTATTTCATCAAAAGATTTATTATAATATCAATATAAATATACAGCACATGAGTCGATTAATCTGCACCTGACTCAAATTAAGCTTAATAAGCTCTACAAATATATTGTATGAAGACTAATCATCCATACAATTTATTTGTAGGGCTTTTATTGTATATAGGTGTTGTTATGAATCAAAAAGAATGGAAGAAATCAGATAAATTTCCTGGTAAATATGAATGGTATAATAAAACAAGAAAATTACAAAGATCTTTACAATTTAATACAGATAAAGATGCTAAAGTAATTCATCACTTAAGAGATACAGAAGAACAAAGAAAATATAATGATGAACATTATGAATTATGGGGACATAATTTAGATGGCACTTTTGAATACGGTAAATATGTAATTTTTGTTACGAAAGAAGAACATACTGAAATTCATAAGCGTTCAGAAGAAACTAGAAAGAAAATGAAAGAAAATAATGTTAAAAGCATGCTTGGAAAGCATCATTCTGAAAGTGCCAAGTATAGCATTAGTAATAGTCTTAAAGGTATTAAAAGATCTGATGAAACTAAAAAGAAAATAGGTTTAGCAAATAAAGATAAAGTAATATCACAAAAGACTAGAGATAAGATAAGTGAGTCTATTAGCAAAATTATGACACCAGAGCATAGAAACTTTATAAGTGAAAGAGTTAAAGAATCTATGACAGATGAAATTCGAGCAAAGTGTAGTAAAGCACAAAAAGAAAGATTCGCTAATATGACTGAAGAAGGAAAATTAGCTTTTAATGCAATGTGTAAAGAAGTTAACAATCGTGAAAGTGTTAAACTTGCCAATAGTATAGCTCATAAAGAATTATGGCAGAATGAAGAATATAGACAAAAACAAATAGTTGCACATATAGGTAAATTAGCTACAGAAGAAACTAAAGAAAAATGTCGCAAAAATACTTTAGCGCTTTGGCAAGATGAATCATATAGAAAGAAAGTATCAGATGCATTAAAAGCCAAGGGACATACAAAAGAACATGATGATAAAGTGAGAGAATCTCGTAAACAAATGAGCGAGGACTATAAGAAGTATAAAGCTGAAGGTGGTGAACTTAAATGGAATGACTATCAAAAATGGTATAAAGAAAATAATAAGTAGGCATGTTATATAATGCACATACAACAAAAGAAACATCTGTAAATCCAAATGATATTTTAAATTTATCACTATTTAATTCTGGTGACCTTAATAATTATGCAGAAATACCAATTGATGATATTGATTACTCAAATATAGGGATAAAACGTGTTTCACTAAATGAAATCGATAATCCATTATTACTTAAAGGCGATATATAGTATTATTTGTAAAAATTAAAAATGTATATAATATAGCTTATAATATATCTATTTAGTGTATATTATAAGCTATATTTTTATATTAAGATATACTTAGTGGAGGCGATTAAAATGTCATTTAAAAAACGGCTATTATTAGAGCGTAAAGTTAAATATTTAGAAAAATTATTAAATGAAAAAACTGTAACACGTGGTAGTGATAGTAAAGCTTTTAAATTCTGGAAATACCTACGTGATGAAGGTCCTAAAACTCGACCTGAAATTAGGAAACATTTTGGCTCATCAAGTATCATTCTTGACATGGTTAAAGATGGCGCGGTGTTTAGTAATGGTAATTTATATGAATATAATCCTGATTATAAATGGGATGATATTGGTGTAATTCCAAGACCAGGTCAAGATATGACACGATCACTTGCAGATGATGAAATCGATGATTTAGATGATGACGCATTAGCATCTGATTATTTTACTAATTTAAATGATGTTTATAAAGCATTAGAAAGTGGTGATTCTAGTGATATAGAACACGCTATTAAAGAATTTGCAAATGATATAACTAATAAACCAAAAATTCAAAATGTATTATTAACACATGCAGCAAATGCAAATATTGGTGCATTTAAATTATTATTTGGTGACCCAAATATTAAACTAACACCAGATGAAGCACGTGTTTATGGTGTTAGCGACAGAGATGTTTCAGCGATGTGCGATAGATTTAAAAATGTTGCACAACAACTAGATGGTGAAAATGGATTAATTGCACAAGTAGTTAATAATTGTAGACCTGAAACACAAATGGCATATATGTATATTATTCGTTATTTAATGAAAAAATTTAATATGCCAATTGAAACATATCATTTTATTAATGCTATTAAAAATAAATGTTACAATTTAGCTACTTATTTATATGGAAAATTAGATCTAATTGATGTATTTACAATAGATGAATTATTGTCATATATTGATGAGTTGCCAAATGAATTGCTAAACCTTATTATTGACGATTTAAATAATAAAGAATCAATTGATGAGCTCGGTCAACTTTTCATATATGCATTAAAAAATGATGATAAATTGTTTAATACAATTAAAACAAAAGTTGGTATTCGAACACCATTTGGTAAATGTTTAGTTCAGTATGTTAAAGATAATGATAAAGAAGCTGCTGAAATTTTAAATGATAAATTGTTAAATAATTTAATGTCTAAATTAAATCTTTAATAAAAGATAAGGCACTCTTAAGAGTGCCTTATTTTATATATCTAATTTACATAGATTTATTTTAATTATCATTAATAAACATTAAGAGATTGCATTATGAATATAACAGAGAAATTAAATCATATTGAGCATAGAATTTTAAAATTAGAAAAGAAAATATATGAAGGTAAACAGGTAGGTGATATTTACCATGTATGCACTATAGATTCATATCTAAAATGGATTAAACCTAATGATACACTTGGTGCTTCTGGACAATATAAAAATTGGCTGCATAATGCTGAAACTGATTGGGTGTCATTTACAAGAAATCGACAATTTACAGTTAAAACTGATGATGTAGAAGCTGAAAACGTTTTATTACAAATTGTTGTTGATGGTGATGCTTTATCAAATAGTTATAGAATAGGTCCTTATAATGATTTTGCATGGGATGTAGAAGGCGAAAAAGACGATACATGGGATTATCATGAAGAGCGTGAGAGTGAGGAAGCTGTAAAAGGACCAATTAAAAATGTTTCCAGATATATAAAAGAAATTAGATTTGATGTGCGCTCATTAGATGCTGAAACGATTGAATTAATAAATCTAACCATTCAAAATGAGCCATTTAAATACTTTAACTTTATAAAAGACAAAAAATATTTGACAGAGTATTTATTAAAACAGTCTGGCGTTAAGAATGGAATGTCTGTTAAACAATTTCTAGCTGCAGTTAATAATGATGCCGTTAAAGCAGGTATGGTATTCAATAATAATTTAAATGAGGTTAGAGAAGCAGTTGAGACATATAATTGCGATATTAATAAATCATATGATAAAGTTGGATATCCGTTAATTTACCACTGCAGAGCACAAAATGCAGACATTGTAAATTATTTATTAACACATGGTGCGGATCCTAATATTGAGGATAATGGTAAAACACCACTTATAATCACATCACTTAAAGATAATGCTGATATAGTAAAAATGCTTATAAAAGCTGGGGCAGACGTTAATGCTAAAGATGGATTCGGAAGAACAGCTTTATCATGGGCAGTCGTTGGTAATTCAAGAGAGGCTGCACGCATACTAATAAATAATGGTGCTGATATTAATGTTAGAGATAATAGAAAGTTAACACCACTAAATCTAGCGCCTGATATGCGTATGGTTAGATTGTTAACTGAATTTGGCGCTAAAGAATAATAAATTTATATGTATATAACTATATAGTGATTTCATTATATAGTTATATTTTTATATATGGTATATTATGCTTGATTTTAGACCAAAGAAATTCAATGAAGTTGTTGGATGCGAGTCAAATAATAAATTACTGTTATCTGTTGCAAAGAATGATGGCCCATCCACGTATATCTTTGCCGGCGCCTATGGATGCGGTAAAACAACATCAGCAAGACTGTTTTCGAAGGCTGTAAATTGCACGCATCTAACAGATGATATATGTGGTGAATGTGCTTCATGTAAATGCAATATTGACGATAATCCATGCTATTCAGAATTCGACTCATCATTAGTTAATCGTGTTGACAACATTAGAGATTTATATGAAGATCTCATGTACGTTCCAGCAGGTAAAAAGCGTGTTATAACATTTGACGAATTCCATCTTACAACTAGAGCTGCACAATCAGCATTATTGAAATTATTTGAGGATGCGCCTAAGAATATCTACTATGTGTTATGCACAACCGAGAAGAACGCAATCTTACCAGCAATTATATCAAGGTCATTGACATTAGAGTTTAAAACACAGCCTAAAGATGCAATTATAGAAAATATAAAGTCTATTGCTAAAACAAAAGACATTAATATATCAGATAAGGCCGCAGATTTAATTGCGTTGCGTTCAAAAGGCCATTTGCGTGATGCTCATAAATTGTTTGAGAAATATTTATTATTAGGCGAAGATGACTTTCTAAACGCAGAGGAATCATGCTACATTTATATAGCAAAGTACTTTGCAAACATTTTATGGCTTATTAAAAATTCGCGTGCAAGTTCGGATGATATTAAGAAACATAAATCTGTTATGGTTGAACTTGCAAACAAAATTATGAGTGCCCCTATTGCACTCGTTAAAGATGATTATCAAAATTTCTTTTTCGATCTTGCAAAGAAAACATTTGATAAAGATCTTAATGTTGAGCCTATTGTTGAAGCTATTGTAAAAGCATACGACGCAAGATCGATTATGAACTTATATAAAGTCGCGCTTGATGATTTTACAATAAGCTCATTTGACAATGACATTCGTTTTCAAACAGCATTATACTCAATTTACCAAAGATTACTTATGGGCATTTAATTATGTCTAAAATAAATATAATAATATATTAGAATTATAATATCATGTAGACAAAATAAATTCACAAATATTAAATTTCTCTACTTTAGAGCGAAAAAGATATGAATAAGAAATTAGAATCAAGAATAGCTTGTTTAGAAAAATTGCTTTTAAATAAAGAGCATGCTAAGAATGAAAGTGTAGATGCAGTAGCTGATGCTATCTATAGTGCTGCAAATGATATTCAGCGAGTGTGTCAATCTTTAGCAGTTGTTATACAGGCTGCAAAAGAAGTAAATTTACCTGAAGTTGAAAATGCTTTATCTTTGTGTGAAGATGATTTCCCACAAAGATGGATTGATAGATATAATAGAATTTTAAGTAGAAAGTGAGGTATACTATGGATAAGAAATTAGAAACTCGTATTCGTCGACTTGAACGTTTAATAAAAAATGAAAGTGTAGAAACAAACCGTGTTGCAAAAGATTCTATTGACAATATCATGGTTGAAATTGATACATTAGATTCTGTTGCTGGTGAATTTGGTGAAAAATTTGTTAATCAGCTTTATAAAGTTAAACGCGATTTAGATCTACTTGACAAAATGGTAAAAATTGGTATGTCACGTGATATTGAAATGTCAAATGAAATTTGGTGATACAATGAGAAGTCTAACATTAGAATATCGCATTGCAAAACTTGAAAGATGTATTAAAAGAATTATGAATGAAAAGAAGGTTTATAATTCTTTTATTAATAAGGCCTATGATTTACTTACTAATTTATTAAATGATAAAACAGCTAATAGCGATAATTTGTCTATAAAAGATTTAAATCCACAGGAAATAAATCATAAGCAATATGGAAAAGTTTTACGCGTTAATAGAAATAATTTAAATCTTGCTAGTCCAAAATTTAAAGATGCTATTGATAAATGGATGCATAAAAATAAAGGTTACAAATGGGCTTTCTGGTGGGTCGGTAATGACAATGAATTAATGGACATTGTTGTTTAT